CGCCCAGGACGTTCTGCTGAATGTCACGCCCCACCCCCGTGGTGCGATAGGGCAGCACGTCGCGCTTGCTGCCGACCTGCGCCGAGTTGACCCACAGCCATTTCGCCGGCGTGGTCCAGGTGTTGTTTGCGCTTTCCTTGGAATAGACAAAATGCTTAATCGCCATGGTCTATGCTCCTTGCTTAGTTTTCGGTGACAAAGACAAACCGCCGGGTCTCGACGGTGAACGGGATCGATCCAAAGTTCTCATAGTTGTTCGTGCGGTTATCCAGGCCATAGAGGATCGGGCCGTCGAGAAAAAACTGGGCCACGAGTTCGTCGATAGTCTGAGCGCCGATCGTCTGGGTGGTTTGCAGACTACCCAGCGCGTGATGGACGTGCCGCTGCAATTCCAGCTGCGCCGTCATGACCAACCGCTTGATCAGATCGTAACTGGTGACGGTCGCCCGCCGATCGTCAGTGGTCGAATCGACCAGCCAGTCGGCCAAACTCTGCGCCGCCAGGTTGGCCGTGAACGTGACCAGGCCGTGATAGAGGCAGGTGTACAACTCGCCCGTCAACGGTTCTTCGGGCGTCTCCTGCCCGATCAGCACTTCCACGAACGGATAGCGATCGACGGGCAGGGGCAGCGGTGCGCCGCCGCGAATGAAGAGCTGTACCTCGTCCAATGCACTATTCGCCTCCAGCGCGTCGAGCAGCGCATCGGCGATCGCGTTCACCATGAAATCCGTCACTAGGGTCATAGCACCCCGCCGCCCGTCTCAAAGGTCAGCCAGGCATACACGAACTGCCTGAACTGCTCGCGATCCTTATTCGTGATTTGCAGCATGGGCCGCGCCGGCATGTGCTCCGTGCCGAGTTGATGGTAGGTCCAGCGCGGCACCCCGCCCCGTTGGCCGGCCTTGACTCGATTGATCACCCGCAGCGTCTGCAGCGTGACCTGCCAACGGAAGCCGGCTTGCATGGCGCCGGTCAGGACGAGTTTTGGCAGATTGCCATAGTGCCGGCGTTTCCAGGCCGCGTAAGCGGGACTCAATGGCGCCCAGCGCTTGGGCGTGCCCTGCGCCTCGAACTGGCGCGGGATGTGCTTATCCACCAGATACGCGCCGAAGCGCTGTAAGGGCTGCTGGAGATCCTGTGCGCGCACGTACAGCGCATTCAGGTAATCCACCACATCCGCCTTATCCACACCGCCGGAAAACTGAATTTCAGCGCCGACGATCTTGACCGTGGCCTTGCGGCCCTGCGAGAAGCCGAAGATTTGTTTAGCCAAGGTTCTCACCCCGTGACCAATACCGATCGCGCTGCGGCTGAGGAGCGACGGCAAAGGCGACATTATCGTCTTCCGGTTGTGGCGCGTCGGGTAATTGCTGCTCGTTGCGGCGCAAGCGGGACAGGAAAGTCGTATAGGCCTCGCGCCAATAGGCGACCTTGGGTGGTTCGTCCTGGCTAGAATAGCGGGCATACCAGGCCTGCGGCGCGACTCCAAACATGGCGTAACGCTTGAGCAGCTGCAAGCCGCCCGCGCTGGTGATGGGCGTGTCATAGCCGGCGGCCTGCGCGACGCCGTCGAGCTCCGCGCTGACCTGTGCGCAGATTGCTTCCACGTCGTCGCGGGTCGGGGACGAGGCATCGGTAAAAGTTTCGCGCATCAATTGCATGATGTCCGCCAGGGTACAGTAAGGCATTAGGTCAATACTCCAATCTGGCGCAGCGCCTTCACAATTTGCTTCAACGTGTATCCGTCGAAGGTGCTCGCGTCGTTTACCGCCGTCCCTGAGTTTTGTGTAAACGCCGCCGCGGCGCCGCCCGTCGTGGCGCGCGCCACGGCAGCAGCACCATAGAGGCCGATTTTATCGCTTGATCCCCCTAGGAGCACATCACCATATGCTGAGAAATCACCATACACTTCCAAGGTGTCAGCGAAGAATCGAGTGATCCCCGCCGGACTGATTCGCATTCTCGTTGTAGCGCCAGCGTCATAAATATAAAAATCCTTCACGCCATTGGCATCGAGATCCTGACCGATTTGCCAATTATCCATCGTGATTGCAGCCCGTTCTGACGTGGTATCCTCGGATGGATAGATATAGATTTGAGTAGCAGCGGCATCGGTATTACCCTTAATCGTGAGCCGCCCCTCGGTCTGATCAAGCGCTGTCCCAACGTTCAACCCGCCTTTCACCTGGTTCGCGCCGCCGCTCATCCATTGCTTGACGTTCGTCGAGGTGGTTACATCCACATCAGCCACGGTGTTGTTTGAAAGTTGATTGCTGATTAAGATGACTTGATCACAATCCGTCACCGCGATGCCAAGCACCTGCGAATCGTGCACTTCATTTCCAATCACGTTGACGTAATCGGCATTGTAGCAGTAGATGCCGACGACTGGCACGCCCGTCGTGTCGTCTACTGTCACGCCTGATCTTCGACAAATGTTGTTGGACAGTACCACGCTGCTGCTGCGGATGCTGTTACCTGCTTGCACCATGATGTTGGCACTGACCGTTTTGTCGATATAGTTTCCATCGACGGCCGCATTCGTGCCTCCGAAGATTCTGATCCCGGCCGGCGTGCTGCCAGATGAATTACGCTGATCGCAGGATAGAATTTGGTTATTGGCAATGACGATCCCATTTGGGAATTCACCCGTTGCCAAATCCTGAAAGGCAATTCCGTCGTCTTTGCAATTCTCAATCAGGCAATTCACGATGGTTGCATCAGCTATATTTCCGAACAAGCTGATTCCACCTGCCTCACTATTTTCAATCCAGCAGCCATTGATGAGGACGTTACGCGTCTGCGTGTCGGCTGCTTTTGTGTCGCACCAAATCGCCATCGTGATGATCGAAGTGAAAATGCAGCGCTCGATACGGATGTTTTGGGCTTCATTGATGCCTAGGCAATAGGAAGCAGTATCGAATCCGTAGGTACCTACCCGTTGATCGAAGCATAAATTCTGAATGACCACGTTCTCAACTGTCGCACCCGGGTCGGCGGTGAATAGAATCCACGGTGAGGCCGAAATGTAGTTGACAAGCCAGGACGATCCATACTCGCCGAGCAGCGACGTGTTACCCCCATAGAGCAATGTCGCAGTGACTCGATAGTACCCCGCCGGGAAGTAAACCGTCAGTCCGTTCCCCGCCGCCGCCGTCAACGCCGCCTGAATCGCCGCGGTATCATCCGTTGCGCCGTCGCCGATCGCCCCGTAGTCTTTGACGTTGAGCCACGCGGCGCCCGGTATCGTGACGACCGTCGCAGCGTTACCGCTATCATCCGTTGCCGTCACGCCGGCGCCGATGAAGTTTATCTTCGCGCGCTGCGTCAGGGGCGTACCTTCATCTTCGACGATGTGCCCGGCGGTGGGGGATACCTCCGCCAGCAGATACGTCTCGACCGCCGTCACTTCGTCGTAGAGCGCGTTGACGTCCTCGGCGTCGATGGTGCTCACCCCATCGATCTGCGGATCGAAGAGCCGGACTTCGTTGGGAAAAACAGCCGTCATGATCGGGTGATCTCCTAGTGTCGTTGCAGCCGGCGAAACGGCGCTTGTTCGTCGAGCCAGGTCCAGGTGTGCCGGCAGCTGCGGCAGGCGTAGCCCGTGGCCGTGTGCGCCAGGAACTGCTGCGGCATGGCGCAATTGATGCACGTGCCGGGTAGCCAGTCCGGATCGGGATTGGTCGCTGGTGTGGCCGGCTCGATGGTTGCCGCGGAAACCACCACTGCCACCGGTGGCGGGGGCAGCGGATCAGGCTCCGGCGCCGGGGCCGGCTGTACGCCCTGGCGCAGGACCCGCGCGGCGGCGCTGACTTCCTCGGCCGTGATGCCGTCCTTCGGGTCGATGATGTGGGTTGCTCGTTTAGTCATAGTGTCTGCTCCTGTTGGCTCTGGAGCGGAGGGACGTCTCCCCCCGCGTCAGAGAGCCACGCGCGGGCCGGCCAGCCTCATTGCCGGTTAACCGGCCGCACGGTGATCGTCGGCGTATAGGTCTGCCCGCTGGCCGAGAACAGCAGTTTCAAGCGCAGGCAGCGGCCCATCACCGGGATCTCCCGGCCGACCGTGTCGCTGCCCGTCACCGCCAGCGACAGATCGGAGATGCCGGTCGTCAATGACCCGGTGCTCGTCGAGGTCGTCATGGTGAGCACGCCCGTCGAGGTGATGGCTTGCGAGGCCACGGTATAGGCGGGGTAGATGAGATATTGAGTGGCCGTAAACCAGGGTGTGGCCGTGCTGCAATTGAGCGTGGTGGCATTGCTGAATTGCGGGATCACCGTCAGGACGCCCGCCCCCGTCACCACCTGCGCGACTTGAATCTGCACCGCGCCGTAGTCAAAGACGTTGACGGTCGTGAGTGAGATATTCGGCGTGGACGTGTACGCCGTCGTGCCGGCGGCGACCACGATCGGGCTGGCCTTGCTGATAAAGCCCCCGCCCGGATCGGCCTGGGCGGTGCCCGGCTGAAAGACGGCGATCACCAGGGCCAACGCGCTCAGCGTCAAGATCGCGACAAAACACAAACTCATGATTCGATTCAGTTTCATGGTACCTCTCCTCTCAGAGGTTCAGGGCAGGCGGGCCGGCAGCACCCGCCTGGTGATTACGCGCCGGCGCCGGTCGAGCGCAGCGCAAAGCGCCAGCCGCCCACCGCATTGGTGTGGCTGCCGCCCATCACGTGCTGCGCGCCGTAGGCCGTGCCGCCGTTGTCGAACGAGCCGTCCATGGCGCCGCCGCCCAGCCGCACGCGATCTCCCATCTTCATGAACAGCTGCGGCGTATCGTAGCCGGTCAGGAACGCCATCTCACAGGCCCAGCCATCGGCGAGGTCGGCGAAGATATACCAGCTGGTGTCTCCGTTCGTCGGGTCGAGATACGGGATCCACGGATTCTCGATCGGCTCCAGGATGTTCTGGAGCACGTTGCTGGTCGGGACGATCGCGTTGGTATCGCCCTTGGCCATGATCAGCGCGCTGTTCAGGATCGCGCGCACGGCCATGCGCAGCGCCGGCGGATGCACTAGGTACTTCGGTCGATTCAGCATCGGGACGCCCGAATCTTCCTTGAACTTGGAATACTGCGCCAGCGCGGCCGTCAGGTTATCCACACTCAGCGGCAGGCTGATGAGATTCCCGTCGGTGGGCCGGCCGCCGCCGCTGGTGGCAAACAGCGTGCTATTCGCCACGTACAGCGCCGAAGCGAACCACTCCTCGGTGTTGATCGCCTGCCAGGCCAGATCATCGGGCGCGCGTTTGACGGATCCCAGATCGTCGTTGACCAGCATCTGCCAGGTGATCGCCCGCGCCCCGCCGTAGACCTTCGGCGCATAGGAGAATTTCGACTCCGAGACCGCGTCGTATACCAGGTTGCCATGCTCGCCGGTCTCCGTAAGGATGCCGGCCCCGCGCGTCGCCTTCAGCCGATCGACCGAGCGAAAGTCCTTGAGCGGATCGCCGATGTGCACGTACTTGCGGTAGGAGCTCGGCGCGGATTGATAGGCCGCGATCAATTTCGCGTCGAGGGCATGCCCCACCAGCAGCGGAAAGTCGCTGGTGCTCAGGACTTCGTGCAGGCGGATCTTGGCGATCGGATCGCCGCGTTCCGCTTCATTGATCAGGTTCGCCGCGTTGGCTACCTTTTTCTTCATACCCTCGCTCAGGGTGCGGCCCACGCGCGTGCCGGCCTGATCCGCTTCCTGCAAAGACAACTCTTGCATTACTTGTGTAAATTCAGCCATCGTTACCTCCCACGATTGTCAGATTGAGCGCTCACCGAGCGCAGGTTAATTCGCCAGAGCGACATTGATCGTCGCGGTCGCGCCGCTATCGACGGCGCTCAGGGCGTAACCGCAGGCTTTCCCGGCGGTCGAGTCCTTGTTAATCTCGTCCGGGGTTTCGCCGGCGTCGTAGTACAGCTTATCCCCGATCGCCACCGCCGAGCCTGTGCTGTTATTCTTGGCCGTGACGCTCAGCGCAGCGACCGTCATCACGCCGGGCAGCAGCACGTCGGCCTTGCCGTCCACCGCGGCGTAGCTCGTCACGGCCACGCCGTGCAGATCGACAAACTCGACCAGATCGCCCGCGACCACACCGGATCCGACGGTCATCCGCAGCGTGACGCCACCCTCACCACTTTGATATACGATGTTCTTCATAGCGGTTTCCTCCACCGTTTCAGTTTTAGCGGCCCTTGGCCGCGATCTTGGCTTGTTCAACGGTCAAGCCCCAACCCTGCATAGCCTCGGCCAGCGCCTGCCCTCCGCTGCCGGCCTCCGGCGTGCTATCCGTGCCCATGCCGCTGATCGCGCCTGCGCCCGTCACCTTGGCGAGGTAGGCTTTCTCGGCCTTGACGGCTGCGGCGATCGCCGTCTTCAAGCCGTCCTCCGTCAACGGCTGGCGTGCCGCGTTCGCCCGCGCCGCCGCCATCAGGGACGTGCCCAGCGCCGGGCTGCTCCCGTCCGCCGGCATCCCGTCCGACATGGCCGGCTGCTGCGTCTGCTCCTTGTACCAGCCGTTGTCACCCTCGACCCAGCCGTCGCTGTACACCGCGGCCCAGGCCAGGTTGATGGCGCGCTTCTCGCCTTTCGGCAGCGATTCGACGTAAGCTTCCAGCCAGAGCGATTGGGCTTGCTCGGGCAATGCCGCCACGTCTGGGGGCAGCTCGACCGTTGGTGGATCGCCGGGCTTGAGTCCCGACCCCGCCGGAGCGAGGGTGCCCGCTGGCTCAGTGGCGGGCGTCGGATCGTCGGCCGCTTCGACAAAGCGACGAATGGCGGCTTCGCTCAAACTTCGTACGCGCGTTTGTGCTTCCGCCGGCAGGCCCGAGCCGGCGAGCGCTTCGCCGACAATGCGATCGGCGTCCTTGACCCGCAGCGCCTGTTCCTTTTTGCGGAGCGCCGCGGACTGGCGCAGCAATTTCTTGTGCGCCTCACTCAAGTGGATCTCTATCATAGCGTTGACCTCCTGTGATGTGTGATCGTCTCCGCGCCCGCTCGACGCAGGCGCGGCTGCTACTGCTACTGCTACTGCTGGTGTGGGTTCGTCGGTTGGTGATGTCTTCGGTTTGCCTCCTCCTCGTGCTGATTCGGCCAGCTGCCCCAGCCCGCCGGCCGCCGCGCGTGTGACGAAGTCCAACCGGCGTCCCGCGGTGAACGCCTCGACGATGAAATCGCCCGTGGCTTCATCTTCGACACCGCGGCCGTCGGCCACGATGCTCATATCGCCGGCCAGGCCCTCGCCGATCTTGGTCTTCAGCCAGTCGGCGGTCTCGCTCAAAAATCCGTTGCGGAAACACGCCGCCTTACGCCCGGAGAAGGGCCCCTCGGCGATCGTCTCGATATAGAAATCCTCTAACTTCGTCGGCAGCCGGCCCACCAGATCGTAGAGATCGCCTTCGGGGCGCTCGCGCTCTTCGGTGAGCGTCGGATGGTTGACGAAGATTTGAGCGCCGGCGAAGACGGCCGGGACCGTCTGCAAGGCGGCTACGGTGTAGACGTTGCCATTGAGCGAGCGGCCTTCGACGACGACGATACCAGCCAGGTTGCCGGCGGGGTCTAGGCGGGCATGGCTCATCATCCCCTCGGTCAACTCGCGGGAGACGGCGGGACTGGCCGCTTCGGCGACAGGTCGCGCCGCAGCCATCATCGGCACGGCTTCCGCGCTATCGTCCGGCAGGATGTTGACCTGAATCGCCGGCGTTACCGGCGTTACCTCCGCATCATCATCGGGAGGATAGAGCGCGCGCAGGCGCAGGGCCGGCATTTCCCTGTCGATGAAACTATTGAAGGCGGCCAGCGCCATGCCAATCGCGTGCGATAGGAACTCCCGCTCGTCTTTATTCAGGCGGGCACGTGGCCCGACCAGATCGTCGGCTTCGACCGTGAAAGCACGGTGAATGATGCTGATCAAGTAGTCGATCACGGTTGCGGCGCCGATCGCCTCGTGGACTACCCCGGCCAATTTATTCAGGTCATCGATCTGACCGTGCAATTCGGACATGAGTTGAATCACCTGTTCGATGATCTGATATTCGCGCTGGGTGTGGCGCGCGCCGACCTCCACCAGGCCGTGCTGCTGGAGCACGCCGGCCACAATCTCATGGCGCGGGGTATAGGTCTGCGCTTCGGTTAACGCCTTGACCTCGATGGTCTGAGCGTCTTGCACGACGGCCAGCAGCCGGCGGGGCGCTTCGACGAGTTGGGTGTAGCAAATGGCGATCGCCGCCTCTTTGTCCTTGCCGGACGCCATGACTTTGTTGACGCATTTTTCAAATTTCGGCCATAAGGGTTTAGGGACATTCGTATAGGGCATACTCTAGCCTTTCAGGGCAATGGCCCATTCTTCGCAATGAACTTCCACGATCCATCCTCTTGCAGCACGATGCGCAGCGGGTTCCAGTTCTTCGCCCGCCCCACGCAATCGTCGCAGTGGTCTGCCGGGTGAAGCGTCCACGTCGCGTGATACTCCTGCTCGCTCTTTCGCTCAATGCGCCAGGAGCACTGGCAGTTCGTGTGACACTGCGTCGATCCGTCCCGCGGGTAGGCCGGCAGATCCGGCCAGCCCACCGCCTGGCCCTTGGCTGCCATGTACGCGCGCTGGTAAACGGTCTCCAACGACTGCGCGTACATCTGCGCGCGATAAGCCCCGCCGACCAATTTGCCGGCGGCCTCGATGTCGGTGATCCACGTCGCCAGGAAGCCCAGCTGCAGATCCAGATACTCTTTGACGATCGCCGGCGGCGCGGCGCCCTTCCCCCGGCCGGCGCGCCAACCCATCTCCAACAATTCCTGCGCGGTGTTCTTGAGCGCGTTCATCACGCGCCCGCCGAAGCGCTCCAGGGCCGACTGGCTAAACTGCGATCGCTCCAGCGTGGCCGCCGCCTCGCCGATGTATTGCGAGGCGACTTTGAGCGCTGCCGTCGCCTGGCTGCGGTAGGTCGCGCCTTCGAGCAGCGTCAGGGCCTGCACGACGCCCGACGTGGCCGCGCTGATGACTTGCGTTAAGGAGGCTGCGTCATTCATAGGCGGCCTCTTGCAGTGCCTCGATCGCTGCCTTGATCGCCGTCGCCTGCTGATCGGGCAGGGCCGCACCATGGGGCGCCGGCGTGCCGGGAGCCGGCTTCGCCGCCGGCGCGGTCGCCATCACCCGCCTCAACTCCTGCAAGGCCGTATCAATATCCGTCTCCCCGAAGGCTTGCAGGATGTAGCGCGCCAGCCGATCGGGCGCGACGTACTCCTGACCCGCCGCCGCCTGCGCGTTGATCAACGACGAAATCGCGCCGATAAACACGGCCAGATCGGCGGTCACGATCGGCGGAAAATCGATCTCGATCGTCGGGTCGAACTCCATAGGATAACCGTTCGCATCCAACCGCGCCTCTTCGGGGTCGAGATCGCCGTATTCGATCGCCATCGCCACCACGAAATTCAGGATGTACAGAAACTCATCGTGGAAGAGCTGCTGCCAACTCTCAAACATCTTGAGCATCGGCCCTTCCATCTGCGTGGCGCTGGCGAGATTCGCCACACTCGGATCGCCCGTCAGGTTCTGCTCGGTGATGCCCAGGCCGGCCCCCACCTGCTGGCGCAGCATGCGCCCATCCTGATAGGCGTTACTGGCCCCGGAATCGGTGCGGAGTTGATCGAGTGTGACGTTTTCGTTCTCGATAATCGTCTGCGCGCCTTCGCTCCGCTCGCGGTTGAAATTGCCGGCGCCGGCCCCGCCCATCCGATTGGCGACGTCGTAGGTTCCCCACTGCTGCGCCAGGCGCGCCACGGCGGACTTGTTGCCTGACACCTTCTGCCGAAAGGCCCACGTCGCCAAGGCCAAGGTCAACGTGGCGCGGTCCTCCATGAAACCCTTGTACGCCTTCACCCACGGGAGCACGCGCAGCAGCAGGGGCACGCCGCGCTTGCCGTGCGAGTTGATCTTGATCTGGTGCATGCAAATAAAGGTCGAGCCATCGCCCACGGTGCTGTGTTCGATGCGCTTGAAAGCGCCCTGACCCCGCGTGGCGTTGTGCGGCGGGTCCAGTCCAAAATCGGGAACATAGTCAGTGCGCAGCCGCGGGCCGGCTAACACGCGGCTCTGCCAGTCGAACGGCTGGCGCGCCCAGCGCCGCTCGTAGAACAGCCGCTTGCGCTTATTGTCCGGGTCGGTGATCACCTGGTTGATCTCTTCCGGCTCGGCGATGCTCATCTTGACGTGGCCGTTGAAGCGGTTGACGAAGAAGATCGGGAAGACCTCGCCGGCCAGCTGCAGCCGCTCGGACAGTTCCCACTGCCCCGCCGCGCTGGCGATAACCTGGTTGTCCGGATCGTCCCAAAAAGCCTTGACCACTTTCTGCACGCGCGGGTCTTTGGCATTGATGCTCACGCCCCGGCCAAACGTGTAGTCGCGGATCAGCTGAATGGCGCGGCCGGCCAGCGGGTCACGCTGCCAATAGTAATAGGAGGCTTGCAGCGCATCGAGGCGATCGTACTCGTCAAGCGTCGTCCAGGCATGATCGCCGCTCAGGCGCATGAAGCCCGGCGGGGTCAAGTTGGCGGTGTTGTTTGACGACTCACTTAACGTGAGGTCTTCGTAGAGCGCGCTGAGCAGCTCAGCCTGGCGCTGCGGATCGTCGCCGGCAGCTTCCAGTAAGGCGCGTGCCGCGGGGCGGGATTCACGGGCCGGCTGTGCGCGCCGGCCCGCTTGGGGGGTGGATTTGCGTTTAGTCTCAGTCATCAATACCCTATTTCGACCCGAATAGAATCATCATAAAGAACTTCCCGATCGCCCTGGGCAATGTTGGTCGCCCACACCGCCAGGGCCAGCATCCAATATTTATCGGCATGATGTTTCTCATTGGCGACGGTATCAAAGACCACGTTCTTTGACGCCGTGATGCTCTTCTTGATGCTGTGAATTTGGTAGGACAAATCCCGGTCCATCGGGATCGGTACCTGTCCCTTTTGCATCCTGACCCGCAACTCCACCGACCACAGCTCTTTGTTGGCGTTGGTGAAATCCACGCCCTGGGCGCGCGCTCCAAAGGCCGCATTGAGCTGTTCGGCTAGCTGCATGCCCAACCCATTCTGATCGATTAACAATCCCGTCACCGGTAACACCGTCAACGCCTTCGCCGCGACTGCGCGCTGGTCTTCAAAAGGCACGCGGCTCAGACTAATCATCAAGCGCAGCGGTGTTTGTCGCGTGGCCGCCTTGCCCACAAATCCCAATTCGGTCAGGTCGTGCTTGCGCCCGATGTCCATGCCACCGGAGAGCGCGGGCTCGGCCTTGCCCTCTTTAATCGCCTGCGCAACATCGTCAATCGCCTGAAGCGCCTCCTCGACCGTTTTCGCGTGCCGAAACCACAACTGCCCGGCCTGCGCCTCGATCTGATTCTGCTTAATCTCGTCCCACGTAATCCAGGCGATCGATTCATCAATCCAGGCGCATTCATATTCTTGTTGGAAGTCTTCGAGGGTCATATTCTCGAAGATTTCCAGTAGCCGCTGCGTGCCGAAGAGTTTGACGCGCTCCTCGGTCAGCATATAGCCGGCGAGTTTCTCGGCCTCGATCACATCGCGGCACAATGCCGCCGTCACCCACCAGGGTACCGCGCTGCGCCGGTAGCCGGGGTACTTCTTGATCTTCTCTTCGTAGATCTCCCAGAAGACCCCGCCGGCCCCGAGCGGCGTGCTCCCCATCGAGAGCTGCCCGCCTTTGGTGACGACCGGCACCGCGCTGGTATAGATCTCGCGGTCCTTGGCGTAATGCGCGAACTCGTCGAGATAAACGTCGCCGCCCTTGCCGCGCACCGGCCGGCACGGGTGGCTGATCAGCCGGCTGCCGTTATCGAACTCCAGTTCGAGCGCATTGTCGATAATGAGCCGGGGCCGCACCTCCCGATCGAGGGCCTCGCTGATCTGCTTGGCATAGCGGATCTTCTCGGTCGCCTCTTCCTGGCTGATGCTGACATACGTGCTGGTGTGGCGCTTCTTGAGTTTGCCGCGCGCCACACCCCGCGCCGCGGTCAGCCAGGAAAAGCCGGCGCGCCGCGACTTGGTGATGATGTCAAATAGTGACGGGTTGTTAAGGTGCTCAAACTGGAACTGCTCCCACTGCGCGTCCGGTTGGTCGGTCGCCGCCGGCAGGTCCAGATAGGTCAGCAAAAAATCAAGTTCGGGTGAGATCGGCGGGACGCTCATGACACATTTCCGGCCTCCCCCTGCGTCCGTTTCGCCAGGGCCGCCGCCAGGGTCGGCGCCGCTTTCTCCCAGCGTTTTTCCCGGCGCTGCTCAATTTCGTCCGATGACAAGGTCTCGATCTCACCCTGAATCTTGTCGGTGAAGAGCCCGTAATAGCGGCCCAGCTGCACCAGCGCATCCTTGGCGTCCACTAATTCGATCGAGACGCCTTTATCAGTTTTGTTGTACTTACGCACCAGATGCAGTTTTCCGAGTTCACGCGCCCGCTTGAGATCAAGTTTGATGCCGCGTCCGCTGATCGATAAGAAGTCAGCCATGTCGGCCGAGGCCAACGCGCTCAGGCGCGCAATCACTTCGTCCGCACTCAGGTGATGTTCTGCCAGCCGCGTTTTAATAGCTTGCGAAATGTTATGCTTTGTCAGGTTTTCCGAGGCGATCGATCGAATGCTCTTTTCGCTGTAACCCGCCCGCCGCGCCGCCTCGGTTGCATTCAAATTGCAGATGAAATACTCCTCGACGAAGACGCGTTGCTTCGCGGTCAGGCCCTCCGCGCCGATCGCTTCTGGCTGGCTTTGGCGCACTGTTCTTTTCTTCGTCGTCGGATTCTTCTTCGTCGTCATCGTCGTTTCCGCGGGAACCTCACCGCACCCGCTCGATCTCCGCCGCGCACTCCGCCGACAGCACCGCCACGTCGATGCTCCCCGTCACCGCCAGCACGCGCACGCCGGGGAAATTCTCCAGCATGAACTCGTTCAGCGTGCGCCGCATGACCTCGACCTGCTGCGGCTTGATCGCCGTAAACTTCACCAGCAGCACCTCGCCCCGCGCCGGCGTCAGCCGCGTAATCTCCGCCAGAAGGCCTTCCATGAATTACCACATGCGCCAGGTCGCAATCACCAAGCCCGCCGCGGCCCCGACCACCAGCGCACCGATCAGGAACAGCGGCCAGCGCAATTCCGGCAGGGCGCAGCGCGGGGCCTCGGCCAGAGGCTGGAGTTCGTAGACTTCACCGGCGTGATGATAGCCGCACACCGCGCAAAACTCAGGTGCCGATTCGTTCACGTGCCGTCCGCCGGCTGGCCGGGCGTCAACCACCGCGTCGCCTACGCCGTGCTTTTCGGCAAATTCCGATATACCGTAAAATCGCGTACATTTGAATGCCACTCTCCGGACGGCAGCGCCACGTGCGCTTGAATCCGCCAGGCGCCTGACGGGACGAGATCCCCCAAGACACTTATATATTTCAACAGACTATCGCTGCCATCCGTCACAAATTCCGCATCCTTAACCAAGGTCTCCCCGGTCGGCTTCAAAAAAATAATCTCCTTCGTGATCGCCGCGCTCAAATCGACAGCTTGACCAGCGTCGCTCAAGGGCACGGTGAACAGCGTTCCTGCGTCGTTTTCGTGGATTTCCTCAATCATTAGAACTCCAAATCAAACCGGCGTTCACGATCGATACTCAAGTCGAATTCGCGTTCCCGATCAATCGATAACGAGAACACCACCCGGTCGCGCACCGCTTCGCCCAGGATGACCCATGGCGCCGGCGCGTAAGCCGTCGCCAGGCCGGCCACGCCTGAAATCGTCACCGCGCGAGTGGCTGTGATCGCCGGAGCGGGCAGAGCGGCCAGGGCCGTGCCGGCCACTGCCAAAATGATCGTCCCGCTGCTGGCGCTGATGATTGGCGCCAGGACATCGGTGCTGGCCGTCGCCATGAGCGCCGCGATGGAAATGTTGCTACTCGTCGCAACGTTAGGCGCGAGCGCACTGGCCGTCGCCGTCCCCACAAGCGCCAGCAGGGTGCTGCTGGCTGACAGGGTCGGCCCGATCGCGCTCGCCGTAGCGGTAGCACTGAAGGCCTCCCCCGTGACGCCGCTGCCGGCGGCCGGCACCGGCGCGCTGGCCGTGGCCGTGGCGCTGATGACTGTGAGATTACTGCTCGTCGAGAGCGCCGGCGCGAGCGCATTCGCCGGCGCCGTGGCGCTAATGGCTGAAACGACCACACTGCCCGAGGTAACAACAATAGGAGAGATCGCTGCAGCGCTGGCTGTTCCCACGACGCCCGCGACCATAACGCTGCTCGTGGTGCTAATCGCCGGCGCAATTCCCGTCGCCGCTGCCGTGGCGCTAACGGCCGTGACACTCGCGCCGGCCGATACGGTCGGAACGATCGCGCTGG